ATGAATTTCGACCGTATCTTTATTGTCACCTACGGTCGTTCTGGTTCGACCCTTCTGCAAGGCGTGCTGAATTCCATACCTGGGGCATGTATCCGCGGCGAGAATGGGAATGCGCTGGCCTTATTAGTGGAGTCATACGCGGCCGCTGAGCAAGCGAAGAACGATTTTGGGCACTGGGCACAGACACCAGAAAATCCATGGTTCGGCGCCGATCAGATCAACTTGTCCACCTATGGTCGGGGTCTAGTTGCCGCTTTCGAACGTAGCGTACTTCGCCCTCCGCGTGGCGCAAGCGTGATCGGTTTCAAGGAAATCCGGTACGCGGTCATGGAACACGAGGCATTCCGACGGATGATCGACTTTGCTCGCCGCTTTTTCGTCAATCCGGCGTTCATCGTGAACACGAGAAGTTTGGACAACACGATAGCTAGCGCTACCCGGACCGGCATGGGCATGGCTTCGCAACAGTTCACCGATGCTGACGCCATGTTGCGGGCATTTGCAATGGAGGGGGCAGCTGACGTGTTCCACGTTCACTACGATGATTACGCCCGTGATGCGTCAGCACTGCGTGGCCTTTTCAACTTCCTCGGCGCCCCGTTCAACGAGGCTAGTATCCGGAATGTGCTCAACAAGAAGCACTCAACATTCGCCGAACCCGTTTCCGGATGAACAAGTCGGAAACGCCGTGCGGAAAGATCTTTCCGCACGGTATCCGCACAATCTGTACGTTCCGCATGCGTCGACGGTCGCGAAAACGTTGAAAGCCATATTCTGTAAGGGTTTGAAGGTGGTGAGCGCGCAGGGATTCGAACCCTGGACCTACTGATTAAAAGTTCGCCGAGAATGTAGAAAAATCAATAGCTTACAAAATCGCCTCAATTTTTCTCGCACGCCGTGCGACGAACTCAACGCTCGCTTTCAGTAGGCCGAGTTTCGACCGATCGCAATATCCTCTGCAGCATGTCGGTCTGCCCGACAAGCTTTTCCTCTATGCGGATGACGCGGGTGTTGAGGTCATCGCGTGCGGTGTCGATGCGGTCGACACGCGTTTCGATGCGGGCGACGTTGACGGCCGCCTGTTCCTGTGTCGCCTGGATGCCGGCGGCCCACCAGACGATGCCGGCCGTCTGCACCACGATCGTGACGATGAGCGCGATGGGCACGCGCTTATCGATGTGAAAATTTCCGGCAGCAGGGTCGACGCTCATTTCCGCTCCAACCAGGTCTTGAGCCCGGCCTTGATGGTATGGCCGCCCATGTAGAAGCCGGCAAACAGCGTCGTCAGCCAGGCAAGCGTGGCCAGGTCGATCGCCGCAGCCATGGTCGAGCCGATCGCGGCATCGGTCGCCGGCACGATCACCAGGCGCCAGAACCACAGGAAGCCGAGGAACCACATCCAGGCCGGGCGCCACGCCCATGACCATGTCTGTTCCTTGGCCATTTCGGCCAGCTGCAATTCGGTCGACAAGCGCTGGCTCTCGACATGGGCAAGCAGCAGGTCGGCCGTCTCGGGTTCGGCCGCCATGATGGCCTCTTCGAGCCGATCGGGTTCCTGCTGGGCGATCTCGGGGATCCGCTCGGCCGGCGCGCCCAGCTTCTCGGCGACGATATCGATCGCCTTGTCGGCGAGATCTCCGCCGACTCCGCCCAGCTTGTCCTTGAGCAGCTTCTTGAGGAAGGGCACGGCGAGCTGCGCCGCGCCTTCGAGGATGACGGCGGCAATAGCGCTCATTTCGAAAGCCCCAGCGCACCGGCTGCCGCCGCCAGGGCGAGCACGACGATTGCAGCCAGGATCTGGCCAGCGCGGCCGTTCCTGGGAGCGTCGTCGGTCTTGCCGGGCAAGGGAACGGTCGGAGACGGCGTGCGCGGTGCCTGCGGGGCGGCAGGAGCGGTGTTGACGGGCGCAGCGGGCGCGGGAGCCGGCGACGGCGCCTTGGGCTCGCTGGCGGGCTTCCCCTTGGCCGCGTGCCATGCCTCAAGCGCGATCGCCGCCCACTGGTTGCGGCTGGCATAGTGCTTCATGCCGGCGCGTTCATAGGCCAGCTCGAAGGCCTTGACCTTGTCAGCCAGTGTCGTTGCCTTGAGCAGAGCCGGGATAGCGCGCTTTTCCGGTCCCTTCAGCTCAACATACACATAGGCATAGTTCGCCTGGTCGCTGGCCGGGTCGAGCTTGTTGCGCCGGCAATAGACTTCAAAGGCGCGGCGACGGTCGGCCGTCCACATCGGCCAGCCATAGCCGCCGCGCGAGCCTTCAACGACCGGCTTGATTTCCTGCATAGCGGTGAAGCCGGCGCACTCATGACCGAAATTGCCGAGAATCGCCGCCGCGTCGTCGAGCTGGAGCGGAAAATCTTCCATCAGCTGCGCCATGATGCCGGGCGCCTTGGCCCGAAAGACGTCCTGTGCCTTGCCCTTGCTCATGTCGGTGCCCCTGGTTGGATCGGGCCAATCGTAGGGTCAGCGCGGAATCGTCAATTGGGGCGTCTAGGCTTTTGAAGATCCATTCGGTATGGAGTGCGCCATTAGAGGGTACCCCGCATGCGATCAGTAAGTTCGTCGTTTCTCCGCACACTTTCCGACTTCAAGATCAGAGATGATGAGCGCTGGCCGTTCTTTTGTGCGCTTGCCCTAGTTGCGTTAGCTCGGGCACAAGCCGCTTTCGACTTCACCTATTCGGTGGATGACTACCGGGTAATTATCACCGGGTTCCACACGGTGGACGCCAGAATTCTTCTGGAAGGTCGCTTCGGCACCTACTGGCTGTCGAGGATTTTTGACCTCATCGGATTTGACCCGACCCGGGCGCCACTGATCACGATTGTTGCGTCGATCTTCCTGTCTGTGTGGGCCGCCAACGTCATTCTTCGGCTTTGGAGCGATGAATTGTCGCCCGCAATCCGGACGATGCTGCTGGTCATCATCGCGGCGCATCCCTACACGGCCGAAATCCTGACCTTCCGCAACATCGCAATTTATCACGTCCTGTCTTTCGCCCTGGGCGCGGCAGCTATCTTGATAGCGCGCCTTAGCCCCGGAAGGTTGACGGTGTCGATCCTGCTGTTCGCCGCTTCGCTGACCTTCTACCAAGTGCCACTGAACTACGTTTCAATCTTCATCTGCTTTGACATGGCTTTGCGCATCATCCGAAGCCAAGTCCGCGGCGACGAAACCCCGCTCGCCTTCTCCCTGAAAGACCGCTCATTCTACGCGAGGATGATTACGTTCGCGGCTGGTTTCCTTCTCTATTTCGTCTGTCTGAAGATCGCCAATCACGGGCTGGAGCCACACCCGTTTGCGATACCGATCGAACTCAGCCAGGTGCCGGAAAGGTTGAGGACGTGGGGCGTCGATCTTCTGGTTGGGCATTTCTTGACCGGAGCCGTCTACGACAACCCCTTGGTTGCCAAGCCCATCATGATGATCCCGCTGATCTTCATCGCGGCTACAGTCTTCGAGTTGTTGAGGCGGGCGCCGAAACACTTCAGCGGCTCTATCCTCGCCGGCGCAGTCGTCCTGATAACACCGGTTCTCGCCGGTCTTGCCATGCTAGGCATTCCCTTGCTTTTCACCATTATCTGGCTGCCATCCCGCGTCATGGCCAGCATAGGCGTGATCTGGGCCGGTGTGGCCGTCACGGCTCTCCTCGTCCGGGCCTTCATCCCAAAGCAAGTCTATTCCTTCGCGCTCGGGGTAATCGTGTTCTCGTTCATTGCGCAGAACAACCAGATCTTCATTGATCAGGGCCGCGTTGGGGTCAGGGACCACAACTTGACGATTCGTCTGATCGCCAAACTGGAAGAGCAGCCGAACTATTCCGAGATGAAGGCGGTTGCCGTCGTCGGCACGAGATCAGACAGCGGCGGCTTGATACCCACAGCGACCCATGGCTACAACGATTCCAACTTCGAATATTCGTGGGCAGTAGCGCCAATGCTCAGCGAGCTCTCGGGTATTCCGCTCAGGCCAGCATACACCCCTGAACTCGAGGCGGCGAAAGCCTATTGCAAAGATCGTGCAATTTGGCCTGCGCCGGGCTCTCTGGTCATCCAGGGGGAACTTGCGATAGTTTGCATGACACCTGTATCAATACAAAATTGATACAGGTGTCATCAGGAGAAAACGCCGGAAATGGAAAGCAAACCCCTTCGTGTTTTTCTGCAAGTCAGTTTCCTTGTCCTGACGTTCATCGCAAGCATCCTGATGGTAGCGATAACGACGCCCAAGGATGAAACAGGCATGACTGTTGAATGGTCGAAGCCTCAATAATGAAGGCTGGGCGCGCCTCAAGTGTCATCCTGCTGCTGGCTCAGATCCGGCTTCTGCCCAGCCGGCAGCTGCGCCAGAATCTGCTCATTGATCGCCTGAATGAGAGGGGCCGCGTGTTTGTGCGGCATCTCGCCGATTGCCGCATTCAGTAGCTGCAATTGCTGGTCGGTAAACCTGAGAACATATTCCATAGGTCTCTCCCTTAGTTAAACAGGCCGTAGGCCCGCAGATCGTTGATCATTGCGTATACGCGCTCCGCGAGTTGCGGCAGCGTGACTGTCGAGGTCGCAAAGGTGGTGCGCGTGATCGTGCCGGTCGGCGCGGCCAGCGCACCACGCGCGACAGGAGCAACACCGAAGAAGCCTACACCTGTCGTGTCCCAAGCTAGTTTCGCCGCCGAAGCGCCGTCTTGCAGCGAACCGCCGCCTGTGCCCTTGCCTCGGATGATCATACCCGAATTGGCATCGCCACCCTGCGACCAAAGGATGGGGCTGGAGCCCGGCGCGTTCGCGCTGAGCATCGGGTAGTTGGCCGCCGCGTTGGTGCTGAGCGGAGCTACGCGTAGAGCCAAGCCGCCGTTGACGTTGTTGACTACCAAACCGATGTCGGCGGCCACCAAGCGCAACTGAGATGCAAGCGCGGTCACTTCGCTGTGAATGCTAAAGCCGACGTTGCCTAAACCGTCGCTCGTGTTCCAATCAAGCTGCGCCTTGGACGGCAACAGCAGCGCGTGCATGTAGCCGGTGCCGCCATCCGCAGCCAAGCCGAGCTTGTCGAAGATGATGCCCTTGCGGAACTTTGCACCGTTCGGCCCGATGTAAAAGGCAACATCGGCGTCGTACGCAACCGTGTTCCCCCCGCCTGAAGCCAACAGAATTCCGAACGTGCGACCTTGCACATACCCGCCCTCCGACGTGAGGGCCGTCGTCGGTGTTGAGTTGAGATTGGTAATCTCAAGCTCAAGGATTTGCATGGTGGTGTTCGCGCCGGGCCGCTTCACTGCTTCGGCGTAGGCCGCATACCCGACGCCGCCGCCGCTGGTCGAGTGCCCGGAAGCGTAGAAGGCGCCGCCCATGTGAATGTTATTGTCGACGCCTTCCAGTGACCGCGCAGCGCCAAACAGACCGATCTTGGGGTGCCCGGCGACTGGGTGCGTGACCGACGCCACCTGCGCGGCAACCAGCAGGTACGACATGGCGTAGGCCGAACCGGGCGCGATCTCGTCCCCGAGCCACGAACCTGCGCCGGACGCACCTGCGCCGACGATGTCGCCTGTCCACGACGTTGCGCCCAGGCCGAACAGAACGCGGTCAGCGAAACGCTTGTAGCTGATGCCGCTGATGCCGAAGTTTTGCGAGCCATTTGCGCGCACCCACGCGCCTGTCGAGCCGTCGAGCTGACCGCCTGGCTTGATGATGTAGACGGCCTGCGCCGGATCGCGCAGCTGCTTTAACGTGAAGTTGGTCGAACCAGTCAGATCAAAAATGTTGGTATTGTTGATGGCGTCGACCAACGTCGGGTGCAGCGTGAATGTGTCGGCGTCGATTATTCTCACCCAATACACCGTGTTGAGTGCGAGGCCGTTCACAGCGGTTGTCACAACGACGCCGGACCCAACTGAAAGCAGATGCGAAACCTTCGTGCAGATGTTCGTCGCGGCCACGACAGTCGTTGTTGTAACGCTCTGAATTACCGTGCGCGTCGAAAGGTCGGCTCCGGTCCAGTCGTACCAGTCTTCGAAACCATTGCTTGTGACATAAGCGAGCTGATCCTTTGTGGTGTCGAGGGCGGTCAGGCCGGCAAGCGTCGTGTAGGTGGGGACGACAATATTGCCCCGTGCTGCCGGTTTGTCGGCGAGGTCGGAAAGGTTTGCGGCCTTGGCCGCCTTCAGGCCGAGGCCCGTATCGACATAGGTCTTTACGCTCTGCTGCGATGGAACCTTTGTGTGGCTGTTCGACGCCATATCCGGTTCATTGATGACCTCGACGGTTCCCAGCTGCAGAACAGTCTTGCTCTCAAGCTTGTTGGCAGCCGCATTCCAGCCGAGGACCTTATCAGCCTCGGGCGCAGGCAGGCGCGGGTCTCCGTCGAAATCGGGCTGGAAGGCCACGCCGCGGTCGACGTCGCGCCGCAGCTCTTCCAGCGTGGTGCCCTGCTTGGACAGTTCCTTTTCGAGCTCGTTTGCGCTCAGCGCGCCGCCCTTCGTCACCGCCGTCTGGCGCTCATGCATGCGCCGCGACTGGAACACGAATGCCGAGGTCGCCAGCACTGGATTGTCGAAGGTGACGGAAAAGGTGTCGAAGGCTGCGCCAGTCGATTTGGTGACTGTCGCATCGAGCGTGACGTCGGAAAACCGGTCCTCGCCGGCATTTTTCATCAAGACCATGACGTCGGCGACGTCAAAGACACTGAACAAGGACGGGCCATAGGGGCCGACGGTACCGTTGCCGACCAGGATGGACGATTCACGGGTTTCGCGCGGATAGGGATAAGGTGTCGCTGTCATGCTGGGCCTCTATGGTTGAGGCTGCCAGCATGACGCGCGCGCGAAAGCGTCAATTGGCCTAGGGGCGAACCGAGCCAGGCGCAACGAAATAGGGCGTTCCGTTCTTCTTTGCCCGCGATGCCATGGCCTTGAAACTCTTGTCTGCCTCGGGATCGAGCATCCATTGCAGATTGTCGAGCACCAGGCGGTTGTAGGCGCCGCGTGTCGCCCAATGCGAGGCGATCCATGGCGTGTAGCGCCTGAGATATTGCACGGACTCGCGGCCGATCTTGGTGTCGCCGCCGGGCGCTTCCATCATGTTGCCGATGGTCAGCTTGCCGGTGTCGTCGATCAACGCAACACCTGGACCAGCGAAGGACTCCATGAGGCTCTGCCCAAATTTGTTCTCGCTGGATTTGACGAAATCGCCGAACAGGCCGAAGCCGCCGCCCTTGAATCCGGCCTTGACCCAGAAGGCGGGGTTTTCGAGCGGGTTCATATTTTCGGGTTCTTTGCCGTCCAGCAGCGCCAAGATCTGCATATAGACGGCACCGCCGAGCGTGAGCATGATCGCCATCGGCGCAAAATAGGCGAGGCCGGAGCGGAAGCCCTGGCCGCCGCCGCGCGTCGCCGCCATTTCGCCGATCGCCTCGAGCTGCATGCAGGTGAATGAAAGGCCGAAGCTCTTGTACTGCAGCATGTAGTCCATCAGCTCGCCGGCGATGGTCCCGCGTGGCAGCAAGCCAGTGATGACCGAGCGCGTGTTGGGCGTGCCGGAGGGCACGGAGCGCTCCGACCAGCTGGTGATGACCTCCGACAGCTTCTCAGCCGCGGCGCGGTGCGCCAGCGCCTTGGCCTCGGCCGCATGCGCCTGCGACGACAGTGCGCCCTGGTTCATGTCGATGTACTGCACCGCGCCGCCATTCAGCTCGATCTGGCGCTGGGTGACGAAACCGGCAGGGTCGATCGAGCCGCGCCAGATCTCCCAATCGGCGTCGGTCACCCCGAAACCTTCGAGGGCGGTGCGGAATCGCGCGTCGAGATCCGCGAAGCGCTTGCCGGCCATGTCGGCTATATGGCTTTGCCAGGCGCGCGCCTCTACCAGCTTGCGGCCAGTCGTCAGCGGCTTGAGCCCCGACCAGGTCACGCCCCGATCGGCAACCCAGCGTGACCAGTCGGCGCCGACGGCCGGGCCAGCGAAACGCAGCTCGTCATTCATGACGTGCATGTATTCGTCCCAGATCACGCCGGAACGAATGATTTCCTGCCGGTTCGACTTCGACAGCAGGGAGATCATGTTGCCGATCGTCGACACCACCGGCAGGCCGGCGAGCTTGCGGGCGGCGCGCGAGACAAACGGATCGGTTGAAGCAGCGAGGATGACGGTTGAGCCCAACTGTGTGCCGGTCAGCACGTTCTTGATGTTCGTGGTGAGATTGGCGGCACCGCTCGCCACTTCCGGGCGGCCGCGCAAATTCTGCCAAAGGCTGTCGATCCGGTGCTCGGCCACGCGCGCCTGGCTGTTGGGGAAGTAGGTGGCGTCGGCGGCCAGATTGGGCAGGTCGGCTTCCTTCTTGCCGATCTCATGCGCCACCACCTGTTTCAGATATTCCACCATCGCGGCCGGGTTCGGCCCAAGGATCTCCATCGCGGCGATGTCGCGCGCCATGCCGTTGACGTGGTTGAACACCGCCTGCACCACGTCGCCCTTGCCGAACTGGCGATGGTAGCCGTGCCAGCTCGCGGCGTCGCGGAATATGAGGAAGCGCTCTTCCTGGCGCTGGCTGGCAATGGCGCCCATGCCGCGCCGCGCTGCACTCGGGCGAAGGTTGGCGCGGTTCTGGCTGACGATCGACGAATAGACATGATCCAGCGCGGCATCGAGGCCGGCGGCGCCGACGGGCTGCCCGGTGACAGGATTTGTCATCCTGGTCGGATCGAGTAGGGGAGCGATCGCCGCTTTCCAGCGCTCTCGGCCGGCAGCCTTCACCAGCAACCGGTCATGGTTGTGCGGCACGCCGAAATTGTCGATCTTGCCGATCGCGCCGCCGGCGGCGTTGTGACGCTGGCGCAGATCTTCGAAGACCGTATCGACCGACCGCGCCAGCATCTTCGCCGTGGCATCGCCGCTGGCCTCGCCATGCAGTTCCTTGACCAAGTCGCTTTCGATGGCCCGGTTTGCCCGGCGGCCAAGCAGGCCCTTGCGCTCGAAGGCGAACATCACCTGGTCGAGGTTCTTGTGCGCGCCGGCAATGATCGCCTCGGTGCGGCCGCGCACGCTGGACGCGCCACGGAAGCCGTAATGCGACAGCAGCGCCATGGCGCCTTCGAACACATTGGCATTGCCGGCGCGGTCACGATAACCCTGCAGATAGCCCTTGATGCCGATGCGGCGTGCTTCGGTGAGGTTCGCCCGCCGGCGCTTCTCGGCGGCCTCGGCGACGAGGGCTGCCTCCATGTCCTTGCGCACCCGTGCCTTGGCCAGGTCATCCGACATGCCGTTGCGCAGCTGGGCGAAACGCTGGTCGAACTCATCTGCCAGCGCCGAGGCCTCCGCTTTGGAAATGGCGCCCTGGTCGACGGCTGAAATGAGACAGTCTTTCAGGCCCATGGCGTCAGTCCTTGCAGCTGGATATCAGGTCGCCGAGGAAGTCCGAACGGTCGGCATCGGTGATCATGTCGGCGTGGGTGGTGTGGTGTATCGTGCCGTCCGCATCCTTGGCTGCCGGCATCACGTCCCACATGTCGGGCGGCTTGCCGATGCCCGCGGAAGCGCCTATATTCCGATCTGGCGGCGGTTCCTGCACTTGTTGGCCAGATTGGTTGCTTTCGGGCGTCCGGTCCCCAACTGCGGAGCCGCCGTCATCTTTTGCGACGAAGTGATCGTAGTATCGCCGCCCGTTGCGGTCTTCGCGCACCACGATCCGGACATTGCCGACATTGTCGCCCAGCCTGGCCTCGCGCTCGTAGAAGTGTACGGCGACGATTTCGGCACGCCCCTTATTATCGGGGGCGCTGCCGACATGCCTGGCGGTGCGCATCAGGTCTTCGAGGCGCAACGCCGACGCCAGCGCCGGGCGAGGGGTCTTGGCGCCACGGCGGAAGAAATGGCGCAAGCCCGCCGTGGTGAACATGATTTCCGTGCCGTCATCGGCATTGACGACGGTCGTGTCGGCAAGCTTGGCAAACAGATAGTTCTTGACCGCTTCGACAGCGTCATGCCGGCGCGACGTGAAGACATTGACCGGAAAGTCTTCAGGCGGCGTCAGATCGAGGGGAGCACTCGCCTCATCGGAAACTCTGGCGGGGGAGCCGCCCAATTCTCGAAGCGCCAGTTCGGCCGCATCGGCGGCCTCGGCAGTGCCTGGTTCGGGAGTGTCGCCGGCCTGCCTTAGTGGCTGGCCGCCTTGCGGTCCTTCATCGCCGCCAGCACGCGATAGTTGTTCGCCATCTGCAGCATCTGCTGGGCGTCCTCGGGCTGTGCCGTCTGCGCGCGCTTCTCCATCCGCGTCGCCAGCTCGCGGCACTGCTCCGGCGTCTTCGTCGAAGAATGGGATGTCTGCGTCATCGAAAGCATCCTCTCCGCGCTCCGAGAGCGCATCGGCATATGACCTATAGTCCTCATCAAGAGCGCGCTCAAGCGCGCCGATGGCGTCGGTTTCGTCGTCGACCAGCTCGGCGGCTCGCCGCAATATCGCGTCGTCAAGGCGGTGCTCGATGCCAAGTTCGTCGATCGCGCTGTCGACATCCTCGACGACACGGCGGAAAGCGGCCTGGCGCTGCTGGCCGGCGTCATACTGCTGCCAGTCGAAGACGCGCCCGCCATCGTTGCGTGGCGAAAACACAGGCTCGCCGGCGGCTTCCTGGCGAAGCGCGCGCAACAGATCGTCGGTTGTCGACTCGGCCGTGGCGCGCTCAGGCGTGCCATAGATGTGGTCGAAATAGCCGGCTTCCGCCGCTGCCTCTCGCGCCATGTCCAGCGTTTTGCCTTTCGGCCGGACAAGGGCACCGCCACCTGGCACAAATCTTCGGGAAAGCCCCATGGCCGCGAGCTCGCCGCCATCGTCGCGGATCCCGCCGACCGACCGCGCGGCCAGAAACTGCATCAGGGCGACAGGCCGTTTTGGCTCGGGCCCAAGCGGAAATTCGCTGCGCACGATCCTGTCGATCGACGCGTCGCGCGCCAGGCGCTCGGGTGGCGTCTCGATCGCGCGAAGCGTGTCGGCCGCAAGGCGTTCTGCCTGGGCTTCGTCGACGCCGGCCGGAGCAGGGCCGAAGGCTGCCCGGTCAAGTTCCGCCTGTTCGGCCGCCAACTCGGCGGTGCGCGCGGTTTCCGGGTCGAGCCGAACCCCAAGCGCATCGGCGATCGCGGGCAGGTCGCCGGGCTGGCCTTCGCCGTTGGCGAGGCGCGCGAATGCTGCCTCCGGCACGTCCCTGCCGGTGAGCCGGAAGATTTCGCGGCCGCCGGCGAGCAATCCGCCGAAGCCGCCGCCGAACAGGCCAGCTAGGCCAATCTGCTGCAGGGCCGGGCCAAGGCCGTGCTCCACCCCGGCCGCTTTCTTCCACTCGTAGCTGGCGGCTTGAACGCCTGCCTCGACGCCAGCATTGATCACCGCTTCGGTGAAAATGGTTTGAAGCATGCGCCATCCGACCGCCCGCGCCGGCGCCGTAAAGCCGCCCCCGACGAACAGCGTGCCGACCTGCAGAGGGTCGCGGAGCATGCCGGCCACGCCGCCGCCAAGCGTCTGGGCCAGAGAGCTGCCGGTGCCGACGCCGGCGGCCTCGGCGCGGCCCGAAGCCAGCGCCATGCCTTGTTCGGCGCCGCGCGCCACGGCATAGGCGTCTTCTTCGATCGACCGGTTGGGCGCGAGAATGCCGGCATGCTCGGGCCGTTCACGCGCCAGTTGGGTCACTTTCTCAGCCCATTCGCGTTCCAGCCGGTCGCGCCAATTCTTGAAGCCCCTGGAGCCACTGAAACGACGCTCCTGCGTCGAGCGGTCCAGCTCGGCCTGGCTGGCGCGGAAGGGATTTTCCATCTGCACGCCTGTCGCAGCGAATATCGTCTTGTTGCGGCGCTCATATGCTTCGGCGCGGGCGTTTTCGGCGGCATTGGAGTTGTCGCGGTAAAGCTGCAGGTCGCGCGTGGCATTCCACAGTTCAGCCGCGGCGCTCTCGCGTGCCAGGGCATTCTCCATGTTGGGCGCGAAAGTCGGGCTATCTGGAAGCTTCGAGCCATAAAGCAGCATCAGCGGAAAGCCCCCGGCACGCGCGGCGCCAGGCGGGCGCGCATCGCCATGACGTCGAGCACGAACACTCCGCCATTGTCGCCCTGGACAAATTGCGGATCTTCGCCGCCCGGATCTCCAAAGGCGAAGGCGAAACCGCCCGATACAGCGACGGGCACAGCCCCGCGCAACGATGCCGCCAGGCCGCGCCCGACACGGTGAGCCCCGGCCTTGCCGCTGCCGACGAAGCCGATACCGGATCTCGGTTTGACGGCCAGCGCTGCCAGGTCCTCATCGTTGATGGCGCCGACGACCTCTTCGAACAGGTCGGCGCGGATCGTCGACGGGATCATGACCTTCCCGCTGCCGAAGTCGACAAAGCCGCCAAACTGCTCGCCGCGATCGAACACAGCGCCGGCGGCTTCCTGGACAGCCTTCCGGTAGACCTCGACAGCCTCGTCAGAGGCCGGGTCGAGGTTCTGCTCGGCGACGCGCGTGCGCGCGATCGCGCCGGCGGCGCGCTGGATGCGCTGCAAGTCCTTGGGTGCGTAGGCGAGGGCGCCGCCCGTTACATCGAGGGCGTTTTCACGTTCAAGTTCTGGTTTCAGGCCCTTGAGCTGCTTGCCGTCGGCACCCTTGCCATAACCGGTAATGACGTCCTGGGCGGCCGAGGCCGAGCCGCCGGCGGCAATGATGGCCCCGCTTTCGGCGATCATCGGCGCGTCAGTGCCGAATTCGGCCAGTACGTTGGCAGCCTTGTCGCCGGCGCCGGCGACGATGCCGGCGGCGATGGAAGCCCCGGCGGCCGGGTCCGCTTTCACGGCGGCAGCCACGGCCTTGGCTTCGCCCGCCTTGAGATAGCGCGGCATGGTTCCGAGCGCGGCCGCCGCATCCTCTGCCGCCTCGACGCGGCGGGTCATTGTCGCCTGCAGATCGTCTGAGGATTGCGCGTCGGTCAGCATAGGTGTTGCCGGCACGATGTTCTGAGCCTCGGCATAAGACACCGGGTCTGTCGAAATGGCGCGTTTCTTCTTTTCCAGCATGCCTTCGGCGAAGGCCAGCGTGCGCAACTGGCCGTCGGTGGGCTTGTCGCCATATTGCTTGCGCAGGCCGGCAACGTGCGCTTCGCCCTGTTTCAGGCTCATGTCGCGGATTGCCCGTCCGGCCGAGATCTTGGCCAGGCTTTCCTGCAGCGATGTCTTGCCTTCCGGTGTGGTGCCGCTGTCGAGCATCAGCTTTGACAGGTCGGCCTGGTCGATTTCGAAACCGGCAGCCAGGCGGGCGGCCATCTGGTCGCCACGTTGCCGGAAATCGTTGGCGGCGCGCGTGGACTCATTGCGCTTCGCGTTTTCCAGCCTCTCCAACACCGTGTCGAGCGTCTGCCAGCCGTCGCCGTCCAGCCCATCGATCTCGCCGGCGGCAAAGTCTGCCGCCATTTCCTTGCGCATGGCTGCCACGCCGTCGGCATCGAGAGCGTCAGCCTGCTTGCCATAGAAGCCAAGCGCCGCCTCGCGCCGACTGGTGATTTTCGCGCGCGCCGCGTCGTCGGGGTCGAGGATCCCGCGATCGACCGCTGCGTCATAGTGGTCATCGATCGCGGCCTGTGACGAAGCTATGGCGTCGGCGGCGTCGGGGCTCGCAGGGTCGAAGGCCGCAAGGCGCTTTTTCTGGTCGGTTTCCAGCGAGCCGGTGCGCTCGATGAAGTCGGCCCGGTCCTGCGCTTCCACCTTCTTGGCGAGATTGTCGCGCGCCTGGCTGACATAGCGCTCGGCCATGTTGCCAAAGCCGGCTTCGAAATCGGCCTGGATCTCGGGAAAGACATGTTCCCGCGACATTTCCCCCTTCAGATCGTTGAAGGCGGCGGCGAGGCGGACCGGATCGTCCTTGAACTGGTCGAACAGCTGCGAGCTGGTCGAGCGCATTTCCGCCTCGAGCTGCTGCACATAGGTGCGGGTGCCGGCCTCGTTGAAAGCCCGGTCGTAGATCGTATCGCGACCGGTGGGGCGAAAACCGCCACCCGACAGCGAAATGGACGGCGCCGCGCCGGCGACATCACCTTGGGATGGTGCACTGCCGCCCCTGATGATCGCGGCCTCGCGGCCTCGACGCTTCTTGTTGGCGGAAAGCCCTTCAACGGCACTCGCCACGCCGCCGATATCGCCCGCGCGAACCGCGCCGACAACAGACTTTGGCAATGAACCGTAGTTGTAGGTCACGGACAAAAGTGCCGCCCGAGCCGCTGGGGGCAAGCGGTTCCAGTTCTCAGCGCCGACCTGGCCGGCGGCGCGCTGCTCAAATTCGCCAAGACGCCGTGCCAGGTCGCGTTCGGAATCCTCGCGGGTGACGGTCATGCCCTTGACGACGCGCTGCACCTTGCCATCGGCGCCGGTGATGGTGTCGGAGCCATAACCGGTGCGGTAGGCGTTGACGTCCCAATAGGGCTTGTCGCTGAAGCCCTCTTCCTTGCGCAGGATGTTGGCGGCGATCGCGTGATGGTCGCCGCCGGCGGCCCCGCCGGACACCTCGGCACTCGGCCTGCCCTCCAGCGCCGCTTGCTGCCCGGCGCGACGGCCGGCAGCTTCGGCCTGGCGATCGGCGACGACGCGGGCTTCGTCGGCCAGCCGGAACATTGCGCCGGCGACGCGCTCCATGAACTCGCCGCCTGGGCGCGCAACCGGCAAAAGGCCTTCCGCCAGCAACGCCTGGGCGCGAAACGGCCGATAGGAAACAGGTTCGCGACGCTGGTTGGCCATTAGCGCAAGCCCCTCCATGGATCCGATGATGTGGCGACGGCCGGCGCCGGCCCGCCTCGGCCGGCGAAGGATGCGAAGCCCTGCAGGCCGCCGACCAGGCCGTTGAGCAGGCCGAGGCGCTTGGCCTGTTTCGCGCTCGCGCGGTAGTTGGCCGCGCGCTCGGACAGCCGCGCCGTCCGCGTCTGCTGCGTGCCGCTGTCCGTGGTCAGGGCAAGGTCGGCCTCGCGATAGGCATCGCTGCGAGCTGCGCGCGCCGTGCCGAAGGAGAGATCGACGCCGGCGCCGGCGTAGGCCACGTCCTGGGCGCCAAGCGCGTCGACCATTGCCCGCTTGATCGACGATCGTCGTTCGATGCCCTGCAGGTTTTCCAGCGGCACTTCACGTTCGGCGTCCTGCGCCTGCAGCTCGAGCGCGTCGGCCTCGGCGTTCCCCGCTGCGATCGACGACACCACGCCGAGCACGGTGGCCGTGCCCTGCAGGATAGACGCCAGGGAAAAGCCTGATGCGACCGGCGCGGCTGCTGCAGCGGCAGTGCCGGCAGCAGCGGCTGCACCGCCGCCGCCGAAAAGGGAAGTCAGGCCGCCCAGAAGAACCTCAACCATCAGAGTTTCGCCCCTATTGCGTAGTCGCGCACCCGGAATTTGCCCGGCCGCGTCTGGGTGATCACCAGTGTGGGGCTCTCCATGAAGCCCATCAGCCCGCCCACGGTGACGAGTTTGGTTTTGGCAGGCGGTGGCGTATCGACCGGATCGGACGTTTCCAGCAGCGGCACGTTTTCAGGCGGCTGCCCGTTGGCGCCGACCGCGATAGACGTCGTGTTCATCACGTTGATGTGCGCCGTGTGGATCCTGCCCGGACGCATGATCACGTCATCGCCTGGCGTGACATACACCTGCGGCATGCTTTCGAAGCGCGGCGGCTGCCAACGGCCGACAACGGCGCTGCCATAGGCATCCTGCAGGTCGATCGAGCCACCGGACGCAGTGAATGGGCCGATGTTATAGCCGTCGGCCACAGCCCATAGCTGCGCGCCGTCGGCATGGGGTAGGCCAGTCACCACCCCTGCCAGATCGGGCACGACCGACACGGCGTCTTGCAGATAGATCGTTTCATCGTAAAGCTCGATCGAGCGTTCGCCGCCGCGCTCGACAGCCATCCAGAGGCGGTTCTTGCCGTCGATGACGATCTCGCGCACCAGCCCGTTACTGGCGGCGATCCATTCGCAGAAACCTGTTATGTCCTGGTTACGGATGAACTGGCCGGCTACCAGGCGGCCGTCTGCCCGCATCAGCCAGCCTTTCGACGCATCGAGGTCCGAACGATTTTTCTGCCGCGCCGATCGGATGATCTTGGTCACCAGGTGCGAGGCAAGCAAGCTGACGGGCGTTGCGGTGTAGGACGTCGACACGTCGTCATAGATGATCGACAGTAACTGGTCGCCGCCGGCGGCATAGTTGATCATGCCCTGCGGATTGATCGCGACATAGTGCACTTCGCCTTCCAGGTCGAAGGGCTTGCAGTTGGGCTGCGCGCCGACCTCGCTGGCCAGAACGAAGTTCATCGGCGTGTTGCGCTCGATCGTCCGGTTGTTGGCGAAGTAAGCGCCACGATTGGTGAAGGCGAGTGTGTATTTCGATTCCCTGAGGTGCAGCACGGTTTCCGATGTCTGCGAGCGAAGCTTGTCCAGCCGGGCGCCGGCGTCGGAAACGGCATCGATGTTGAGGTCGAAATATTCGCCGACCCGGCTGAACGCCATGGAGCCGGTCACGGCGGGGCACCGCGCATAGCCCATGCGATCCTGTGTCAACGCGACGGTGCCCGGCCAGCCCCGCGTGGTCGAGAACAGCGGCTCTAGAACCGTCTTACCGATCTGCAGGTGGGTGGCGAGCGCCGAGACGGCGGCGGTGTTGGTGACGATCGATGACAGCTGGTATTCCTCGCCGGACAGGTCGCCGCCAAAGGTGATGACGATCCGGCGCGAATTGGCATAGGGCTGGGACTGTGTGACGGTCAGGCCGCTCGACAGGGTCGGCAGGTCGCGCAGCGCCGTTTCCAGCCTGGTCGCGAACAACGCCCAGTCGGGCACATCGGGGTCGATCTCGGCCGGGTCGCCGTCCGCCTTGGGCACGGTAACGCCGGGCGTCGTCTCACCATTGACGGTCACCTGCAGCGTGATGAAACTGATGTTGCTGGGCGACCAGCTGATGAAGATTTCCCACTTGTCGTCAGTCTTCGGATAGGTCCCGCCGAGATCTGCGGTCGGCAACGTCTCGTATGGCCAGAGGCTGCGGCGCCACTCATGGACTTGCGCAGGGTTGACCAGGAACAGCCGTTCGCTTTCCAGCGCGCCGTGGAATATCCCGAAGGTCTGGCTTTCGGCATAGAAGTCGAGATCCGGCAGCATGTCTGATGTGACCGAAGCCAGGCGCACGCTGCCGACAAAGCCATTGTCGCTGAACAAGTCGGCGATGCCGGCCGTGACGACGCAGACAAAGGTGTCCATCGCGTCGGAGGTGAGTTCTGCGAAGCGCGGCACGTGCGCTGTGCCGTCCTCATAGAACGCGGAGACGCCGCCGATCGACACTGTCGCCGACGTCGAAAAGGTCGCGCGGATGCGCAGGCTGGTCGCCGCCTTCTGCGCACCTGGTGCGAATGCGGCAAGGCGGGATTGGGGCGAACCGGTCGCCACCGAAAACGGCGCCGCAATGCTGGTCCAGACGCCGCCGACCAGCGCCTGCACTTCAAACGTCGCCGTGCCGGCGCTGATCGCCAGCGTAGAGACGTCGACGGCCGCCACCGTGCCGGCCACGGTGCCGGTCCAGATGGTTTGCGTGCCGGTGTGCGGGCCGGCGCTGGTCGACGGGCTGGTGATCGCGCGCGCGACAAGCGGCTTGCGCCAGACACCCTTGCGCCAAGCGCCGCCCATCTGGCGAAAACCGGACTGCGGCACGGGTTCGATGTTCTTGAAGGCCAGGCCGGCCGAATAATACTGCTTGATGTCGACGCGGCCTTTCGCGTCCGGCGAGATTTCGGCGGCGTTGGCAGAACGGAAAGGGAGAGCCGGGCGGGCGACCATCAGTAGCGCCCGTGCCACGGCTCGCTGAAACGACCTGCTGTCAGCGGATCGTTGGTGAGCAGGTTGGAGCCGACAGGACCGGCCGCGCGATCCTGGGCGATCAGCCGGCCGAATACGCCGCCGGTGCCGCCCTCCGAGCGCGTACCGAAGGCTGCCGCATATTTTTCGGCGGCGAGCTCGTAGTCCTGCGTCAACGGAACGGCCAGGTAACTCGAAAATGCCGTGGCGTATGCGCTCGCCCATTGCCAATCCCAGGCAGCCGGAGCGACCGCGACCTTGCATACGGCGTAAACCGCTTCCTCGTCCACGAAGACGGTGCGGCCCTCGATGCGGCTGTCACGGATCGGTGTCTCCCGGCGGGGATCGGAAAGCAGCTTCATGGGCGGCCCGATCTTGTCGCCAGGCAGATCAAAGCCGTAACGATAGCCGGTTTCAGGCACGGCCGACTGACGGGTCAGACGCGACGTACGCCGGCAGAAGGTCCAGTCATGCAAGCCGAAGCAATGGCCGATCGCGCGCGGCCAGAACATGTCGACGATCCCGCCGAGTGTCGTCTCCTGGTCGATCGAAAAGGAGGGCGCCAGCCCGAGTTCGGCCAGCGCCCAATTGACGATCATCGCCTTGGTCAGTTCCGCTTCTTCCGTCATCTCGACCCTCGGCCGCGTCAGATGTCAGGCGATTACGAGCCCGACGCCTCGGAGTTCACCGCGACGGTGATGTCGCCAGGTGCTGCGGGAACCGCAGTGACCTTTAAGATCAGAAGGTCACCAACGCCGTCGGCGACCGCCATCGTCATGATTGCGTCGTTGACCTGGAGTTCTTCGCGGAAGTCGTTGAAATAGCCTGCCGCCAGCACGGTTGCAGCCGCCGCAGCGGTGGCATGGAAATGCAGGCTCTTGTACTTGCCGGCATCGTAGGAAACGCTGGTAATGCGGGTCAGGGTACGCTTTTTTTCGACAGCCATCTGGCTCTCCTGTTAGGCTGAGAGGAAGGTTGCGGGCGGCAACAATTTGCCGCCCGGTGTCAGCTTTCGGATCAGGCCTGTTCCTTGGTCTTGACGACGTGTTCGTCGACGGTCGCGATCTTCGCGAGACGGATGCGCTGCACGCCATCCCGCAGGATGCCGACGGCAGCGGCGCCGAAGCCCACCTTGACCATCCAGGGGTTTCCCTTGAGGGTTTTCACCTGCTCGAAGGTGTTGATGTCGCCATAGTTGCTTTCGACGCCGATGCAGTCGGCGTGCCACATGTAATAGTAGCTGGATGTGCCTCCATCCGGCGAGGCGAAGTAGCTGTCGGGCAGGACGATATAGTGCACGCCGTTGTAGGTGATTTTGTCTTCGGCAAGGCGAAGCAGCGGAAGATCATCGGGCCCACGCCAATCCGATTTGGCGAAACTCGGGTATGCCTTCAACTGCTCCATGTCGAGCGAGCGAATGCCGGTGAACACCCGTCCGGGCGTAAGACCACCCTTGGCGAAGATCTTGGCCTTGGCCGTCGAAAAAATGAACGGGTTCGGCTTGATGGCAGCGCCGCCGTGATCAGTGGCAGCGTCAGCAGTGAAAGCCGCCAGCGCGTCCAACTGGATCATGTCGCGCTTGCGCCCGACCGACATGGCGATCTTTTCTTGGGTGGCCTGCTTGAGGTTCGGGCCGATCTTTTCCAGGTCCGGCGTGAAGATCCATTCCGGGTCGGTTTCGTAGTCGTCGAGGTCGAGTTCAACGGTGTTGAGGCCGCCTGTCGACATAGCGACAGGCACCAGGCCGCCGGTCAGCTTCTTGACCTGGTTTACTTCGCCGATGATCGGCCAGATCACCTTCTTGGCCTTGACATCGCCCTTGCGCGACGTGCCTTCGAGCAGCGAGCCTTTCGACTGCAGTTCGTGGATGTAACCGTCCTTCCACTCTTCGCGGAAGAATTTCGGTGCTTCAAGAGACATGGGTAAGCCCTCGTGGTTGCTGTTTGTCAAAGCAGCCGTGGGGCCGATAGAGCCGGCTCATTCGGGGTCCGGTGAAGGATAGCCCGCTGCGGCCGGGTCGCTCCCTTGGTTGCGCAGGCCGAGCATCGCCCGGCCGCGCTGGCGTCAATTGCGGGAGGGCGTCATTCGCCGTGGAAGGACTTGTAGTCGGCCATCAGCTGGTCATAGGACCCCTGATTGAATTTGCGATTGCCAGGGGTGTTTTCAGGCAACGCGCGCCGGCTACGGAGACTTTCGGCCGTCTGACTGCCTCCGGCGCCGCCGCTTCCCTGCGTGAGTGGCTGGGCCCGGTCCATCCCGGTCGCCATTTTCGCAACCGCCTCGAGGAACTGATTTCCGGCCGCGGTGTCCATCAGCATCAGAAGCGTGTGATCCGCCGCCTTCTGGTCGAGCTTTTGGTTAGTGACCATGAGCTTGACGAAGTCTTCGTTCGCCTGCATGCGCGCGTCGATGGCCTTGTCCTGGTCGGCCTTTGACAGGTTCTTGGCCGCTTCGGGCAACAGCGCCGCGCGCTCGGCCGCCACATCCAGCGGTGCTTCCAAGATACCGGCCTGGGCACCGGCCTCGTAGAGCGCCATGGTCATCTTCTGCATGGCGCCGACCGGGATCCGTTCTTCCATCGCAACCTTTGCGGCGGCGGCGTAGAGCGGATCGGTCGATAGCTGAGCGATGAATGGCCTGATCGCCTCGGGCGCCTTGTCCACCTCAAAGCTGTTATAGGCCTCGACCTTGTCAGGCACGGTTGCATCGCGCTGCCGGTAGCCATTGAGCGCATTGTGCATCTTGTCGATCGTCTCGCGATCGTCCTTGCCGAACATCGTGTCGGGCAGGCCGTTGGGGCGATAAGGCCCGCCGCCAGCTGCAGCTGCAGCTGCTGCGGCGGCAGCCGCGTCACCGGAGCCACCGCCCGCGCCTGCCGCCGCACCGGCGCCGGCATCCCCTGCCGCTGCCGGGTTTCCACCACCTGCGGACGCTGCAGCGCCGCCGCCTTCACCGGCGGCATTGCGAACTGGCAGGTATCGTTCAAGTAGATTTTTCATGGGTTTGGCTCCGCTTTTTGAGTATGGCGTCGCCATCGGCGATCGCCTGCATGACGGCCAGCCCTACAGCCGCCCGTGCTTCGTGCGCCTTGGCCGCGAGCCAGGCGCTGTCTTTGGTGTTGCCTACGTGAGGGTAAGGCGCCCGGAAGGTCAGGTCTGCGATCCAGTCGAAGAGCGGCCGGCCCTGGGCAGTCTGCGAAAATGCGAACATCATGACCTTGAGCTGTTCATCCGGCTCGAAATGGTCGACGACTTTCGCCGGTGAGAACTGGCGTTCCAGACCTTCCCAGCCCTTGCCGCCGATGCTTTCCAGCATCTTGTCGAGATCCATCCGGTCGGTTGGAAACGCGAACGGACCGCTCATGCTGCCTCCGCCTCCGCTTGCGCGGCCGCATTGACCATATTCGGCGCGGCCTTGATGGCGGCCTGCGCCAGCATGGCCTGCTGCTGCTGTGCATTGTTCTCGGCGATCGCCTCTTCCTCTTCCTCCGGCGTTGTGGCGAGATCGGGAGGCACCAGCAGGACCTGACGGGCGTGGTCGAGGAAGCGATCGACCGACACCTTTTCGTTGGCGCGTTCCGGGCCTTTTAGTGCGGCTGCCAGGTCGTAATACTGCTGGGCTGCTATCAGCTGATCGGCCTTGAGCGCTGCGGCCATCGGCGAATTGATGTGCATCGAAACGAGCAGGTCGTTGAAGCTCATCAGGTTGGGAAGGATCCCCCACTCGTTGAGGATTTCCATGGCGCGCGGTACGATGACGGCGACGGTTTCACGGTTGAGGCGGCCATAGGCGCCAAGGTGGACCTTGGCGTTCTGCTGCGCGATCAGCGCCATTTCCGAAGCGGACGCTGGCGTGCCGCCGTCGTCGAAGACGCGGGTGTCCAGCAGGGCTTCGCGGATCTGCGATTGCTGGCTGGATATCACCATGCGGGCGATGTCGATGCGCCCTGATGCCGGGTCGAGCCGCTGGACATCAGGGCCAAGCACGCCACCCGTCGACTGCATCGGCCAGAACTCGCCGGGCCCGACGCGTACGGTGTCGGGGTTGAATGTGCCGCCGGCCCTGAAGCCCCAGATGCCGAGCAACTGGATGGCGGCGGCCTTCAACGCCAGTTCCTGCGCCTTGTTGGCCGTCTTGATCGTCGGTAGTGCGAACAGCACCGGGCCCCGCCCATAGGCCTCGCCAGGCCAGCGATAAAAGCGAGCCACGGAAATCGGCTGCGTCTTGTAGGTTTCCTGGACGATGTAGCCGCCTTCGGCCTCGAGATAGGCACAAAACCGCCACCGGTTATCGGGCAGGCGATAGAAATCCTGGTACACAACGACTTCGTCATAAGGCTTGTCTTTCGCCGCCTGACGGAAATCGGCCGTGAACTCACCCTTCGGCCATGCCTCGATGATCGCTTCGCGGCCGAGGTTCATGCGCTTCCATGACACGTAGTTGATGCGGGCCCAGGCATCCTGCGCCACAGCAACTTCATCCTGCGATATGCAGACGAACCGCAGTGGATCGTTGATCGACGGGCCCTTGAGCGGCAGCAGGACGCCCGTGCCTATCGTCAGGTCGGTGCACATCTCATGCATCGACGTGTCGAAATCGCCGGTCTTGAAGAACGGATAGACGAAGCTCGCCACCCCGTTCAGCGCTCGATCGAGCACCCTTTTCTGGTCGGCCGGCAGCTTGTGCGCCAGCAGCGGCCCGGTTTCGCAGATGAACGGCGACGAAACCGGAAAAACCTGCCGCTGTATCTCGCCGGCGCAATGCATGGCCGAGCTGGGGCCGGTCATGTCGAAAATCATCTGGGCAGGGTGCTTGCTCTTGCCCTGGCCGCCTGGCCGTCGGTTGGGCAGCACGTAATCGTAGGCGTCCTGGTAGAGCGCATCCCAGCCGGAGCGCTGCTGCCAGACCTGTTTCGAACGCTGGCGCTGCTTGGCGACCGGCGTTCCGTCGGTCACAGGCGGTGCGGCATCAGCCATCTGGTCAGCTCAACGTGCTTTTGCTGTCGTCGGAAAACAGGCGCCTGCCGCGCGGATTGCGGCGCATGGCGCCGGTGCGCTGATCATTCGCCCGCAGCTCGGCCAGCTGCCGATCGTTGGCGATCGACTGCTGTTGCCGACTGATCTCCGCCTGTTTCTTGGCTTCCTTGTTCGCACCGCCGCCTAGTAACGCGCCCATAACAGTCCTTTCGCAGAACCCAGACGCCCAGCTGCTTGAGCTGAGAGCGCCGGAAACCAACCAGCATCGCCATCCGCTCGCCGGCGCTGTTGCCCGGCCTGACGTTGGCGACAATGAGGTGAGTTTCGGCCATGCGAAAAAGCGTCAATTGCGCCATGCGGACCAGCCGGCGCATATGACGGTGTGCTTCGGGCGAAACCGTCATCGCCATTTCGGTGCGGCGCCAGCCATGGCGGCCGAACATCACGACGGCCATGACCTGGTCGCCACGATAAACCGCCGCCGAATCCACGTTGCGGATCTGCGCCAGCACCATGCGCCTCACGCGCGGGCGCGCGCCCGCGAGCGAAAGCCCGGCCGACCTCGGCGCCGGCGACACGATCCGCCAGGCGGTGTCAGGACTTGAAGACATCGAAATCGGTCTTGGCCGTGATCGAACGCAACGGCACCACATTCGACGGGCGGCCCATCTGGGCGGCATCCTTCTGCACGGTAGCGCGGCCGCGATAGCCGTAGAGCAGGTACTGCCAAGCATCTTGGATGTGTGAGTATTCGTTTTTCTCGACTTCGTTGCTCTCGGTCTTACCCAAGCTTGAGTTCTTGGTGAGGTGATACTGAGAGACGAAACCTCGGATGGTCGTCTTTAGTGTCGGACACCAGATCGAGCGCGGCGTGTTGGCGTCGATTGTTCCCTTCAGGTAGAAATCCACGGCTTCATAGCGGGACTTGAAGTCGTTTGAGTGCGTTGGGTAGATCGGGATCTGCAGGGCCTGCGAGACGATTTCCATGTGCGCCAGTTCGCCGCGCTGCTTGTCGGCGCCGTCCCAGGCAGATGGATCGCCCCATGCACCGCCGCAGCGCATCCCGGCAAAATCCCGCAACAGCACCTCCATTACTGCCTCGGCATGTCGCGTGGGGCCGGTGATGATGTCGGGGTCGGACACTATCTCCCGGAGCGCCCGGAATTGACCAGTCGGCATGAATTGGCCGATTGCACAGGCTGGCCGACCTCCGGCGTCGAAGCCCATGTAGTATGGCAGCGTGGGGACTGGATCGAGCTTTGTATCCGAGCGATGCCGATGCAGTGCGTAGTTCGAATAGATGACAGTGCCGACCTTCTTGGCGGCGTACTCGCCGTGCACGTTGCGGCGTGCGTCAGCTGCCTTCGGACCGCCGAAGCCGGTTTCCTCTTCCTCATAATCCTTCCTGGTCTTGCCACGCCGGTTTTCACCCTGCGGCGACAGGCCGGAAGGCTGGGGAAAAAACTTGTAACCCGGCCATTTTTCCGGCTCTTCGATCTCGCGCTTATAGGTCCAGTTCGATTCATCCGGCGGGTTGAAGTCCCCCATGATGATGCGTGGCAGACGGATGACCTGCTGGCCGCTTTCATCGATCTCGAAGCCAAGGCGCTCGGCTTCCCATTCGGCGATCTCGGCTCGAGGTGGAAAGCGGGCGGTACGGCCATATAGGCGGCCGGGGGCATCCTCATGCACGAGGTCGCATTCGTTCAGCCAGCCCATGGAGATCTCGTAGCCCTTGAAGAAGCTGTCGAGATTTTCGTTGCCGATCGCGCCGAACTCCATCTCGAGGCGAACCAGCGTCTTCTTTGGTCCCTCCGGCCAACGGCGCACCACGTCCCATTCGAGGATATGCTTGACCGGGCGGTCCTGGCCGCCGGAATAGGCGTCCTTGTCGGCGGCCGTGAAGGGGCCGCGTTTCGGGAAAAACTGGTGCCATGACGACAGCGCGGTTTTCGCCATTTCGCGATAGGTGTCGCGGATGGCGGCACAGCGGACATGCACTACGCCGTCCCTGCAGACCGGATAAACGGTGGCGGCATGGCGCGCGATTTTGAACACGGTCGCGACCGTCTTCCCGCTGCCCCAGGGGCCGCGGATGAAGTTGAAGGGGCCTTCTGCCTGGATGTAGGCGGCCGCGACAGGACCGGGCGGCACGAACTGGAAGATGCTGAACAGCGCCCCGCGATTATATTCTTTCTCGCTGACACCCATGACCCTCTGCCCTTCATACACGTGCGCGCGCCCGTGAGCCCGCATCCCGATTCACCCGAGCGAATTTATTTCCGCCGTCAGCGAGTCCAGTGGCGAGCCGCCGAAACAGGCGGTGTGTGTGCGAAAGCACCCCCGTGGGGGGCCGGGGGGGCGTGCGGTTTTGAAATTCGGGGTCGGCCGATATCGGCCAGGTCGAGGCAGGGGGGCGGGGTCGAGGCACCACGCCGACGCCGCGCGGCACCTCAATGCCTCGGCCTGGACATACCCGCGCGATGCCGGTTTTCAATCGCCCTACTGATTTGCGATCAGTGGGAAACAGGCTGATTGCGCAATGATATCAGAGGCATAGGCTATTCGTGCGAGATAACCTTGCTTTCTCGCACGGGCTCACCCTCGCTAAGTCCTTGATTTCCTTGCATGTCGGCATCCGGCGCAATGCCTGCGCTCATGATGCCGTAGTCGTTGGCGATCGCCACGTTCATCTCGCCGATGACCATGACCGGACGCTTGTCGCCCAGGTCGCCCAGGTCGAGCTGCTGAGGCTTCTTGGCGTGGTGATAGGACATCAGCGTATCTGCCGCGCGGACCTGCAGTTGCGCCACTGCCATCGGACTAACGGGAACCATGACCAACGAACCATCGGTCTTGCGGACCGGCTGGCCATCTATCCGCAATGGCTCGCCCAGCATTTCTGCCAGCTTCATGGTATCGGCCGACTGGATCAGCGACAGCGTCACCCATGGGTCGCGATGGCCGAGGGCCTTAAGGTAGGAAATCATGTCGGCGTTCTTGCGGTTGAGCGCGCCTTGCGGCCTCCCCCGCGCCCGGCGCTGCGACAGAACAGGTTCCGCCGCCATCGCCAGAAGGTCCGACGCATCGAGGTCAGGCGAGCCGTCCAACAGGTCGAGCGGATCGGCACCAGGCAGCGCCGCGCCGGCGGCCTGGTCGCCGGTCGCGGCCGGTGTGCGTGCCTCTTCCTGCCCCTTATTCGCCATCGCACCGCTCCAGGACCAATATTTTAATCCGGTAACCCTTCGAGGGGGCGGGTAACCGCGCGGTAACCGGGTTTTCGATAGTAAAATCAAATCGATACATGTGTCATGTTACCGGTTACATGGTTACTTCATAATGCATGCGCGCACGCGCGCGCGTAGGAAGAACGATATCAGGCGGTAACCAGTAACAATTATCCATATGTCATTGATTTCCTTGGTGATTTTCGGTTACCGATCCAGTAACCATTGGGTAACTCGGTAACCAGTCCCGGCCCCGTTTGTCACGGCTTCAACACTCGCTGATCGGCGCTAACGTCAACTGCCAGCAGGGAAGAAAGCGCGGGGAATCTCGCTTTGATGCTGGTCGGGCGGGGGTTCGGGGCGTCAATTGCGACGGCGTTGGGGCGTGGGAAACAGGGTCAAATGGGCGTGAAAAAATCGCGCGAACGCTGGTTGATGACGCGCGGGTGTCGGGCGCGGGTCGAAACGATTCCTATTCATCCTGCGGGGCTGGGAGAAATGAAAGCGGCGTCGGGCTGCCGCCCGACAAGTTGTTTCAGGCGCGACGCGTAGCAGCGGCACGCGCGCCCAGGGCGCGGCAATGGATAGGTGGGCGCTGGGGCGCGCTCACAGTTCTATGTGGGGCTGGGCGTGGGCTGCAGGCGGCGCGCTAGTCGCGCGCCGCAGGCTCGTCAACCTTGGCCGTGAACTGATCGAACGCTTCCAGATCAATAAGAAGGCATGTCTTGAGGCTGCCGTTGATCCGGACCTTCTGCCCGTTGCCAAGGCTTCGAATGACGATGTTGAGATCGGCCGGCGCGCCCTTGAGCGCCGAGTACCAGACACTCTGTTGAAACTTGGTGTCGGCGAAGATGCGCTTCAGCATCGGGCCATCATGCGGCACAGCCAGGCACGCGCCGAGCTGCGGCGCGCCCCTGACCTTGCCCTTGTCGACGGCGCCGAGGTTGACCAGCTGCAGGCGCTCGCGTGCGCCGGCAGCGTCCCAGCCGCCTTGCGACGGCCCCGCGCGCAGCTGCTCGCAGACATAGCCGATCGTCGGCTTGACACCGTCGCGCCAGGCGTCGATCGGGCTCTGGAACAGATGGTCGAGGCACTCATGCCAGTTATCGAGCGTTTCCGACCGCTCGATCGAGGTCGCGGCCGCGACGATCTCGCCCAGCCTGTTGGCTTCGCCGATCGGCAGGCCGCATTCTTCGAGCGCTTCCGGCCCTACCAGCAGCTCGGCCGCCGCCAGCAGCGTGCCGAAGGTGTCGATCGCGCGGCTGTCGAGCCCGTGCGGCTTGAGTTCGTCATACATGTAAGGCAGCAGCCGGTCCTGGAAGTCGGTCCAGCCGTCCATGATCTGCCGCAGCATCATGCGGCCGTCGGTTTCCGGCTTGAGCGTCAGTTTCAGGCCGTTCTGGTTGTTGAGGCGGGCGAGGTTCACCAGGGCCATGCGGCTCTTGTCCTGCGGGCCCATGGGCGGGGGATTGATGGCGAAAAACCCGAAGCTATTGCGCGCGGTGAAGGTCGTTGCCTCATGGTCCTGGCCGCCGCGGCTGATGTCGCCGCCGGTATAGGCCACACGCGCCAGCTCGATCACGTTGTCGGCCCGCGTCGAGCCCGCCTTGCTTTCGAGCTCGTCGACCAGGAACGGCAAAGAGTCGAGCTTGGCGCGCTGATAGATGCCGGCGGCCGTGGTGTTCACGGTGGTGATGACGGCACCTTCCAATGCGCTGCGCATCAGCTCGAGCAGCGTCGATTTGCCGACGCCGGCGCCGCCGCTGGTGAACAGGATCGGCCGCGCCTTGAGCGCACCGCCCATCAGCGCCGTGCCCAGCCAGCCCAATACCAGGATCGGATCGAGATACGGCCGCTGCCAATTCCAGGTGCGCAGGTCGTTGAGGATGCGCCTTGCCGGGCTTTCCTCATGGCTGACAGGCTCGCGCCAGGGTTCGATCGTCGCGGGCTGGCGCGTGTAGAGAAAGCCGTCATGCTCGGCCGGGCGCGATCTTTCCAGCTTCTTGCCGTTGGCGGCCCACAGCCAGCCGCCGGAATGCCACAGGAAGCGGCCCTGGCTATCCTGCCAGCCGCCACGACCGCGATGCTGGCTGTAGGGGTCGAAATCGGGTTTGCGTGCCGCCTCGTTCATCAGGCAGTCGAAAGCCTGGTCGCGCTCGACGCGCTTGACCACCAGCTTTTCGATCTCCTGGCCGGCTTCCTCGTCCCAGACCTTTTTCTTGCCGAAGGCCGGCCAGCACCATTTGAGCGTGCCGGACAATGGCGCGTAGAGATCCGCGAGCGTGCGGCCGTCAAATTTGCTGATGGTGCGAAAATGCCCGGTGGCGCTCAGGAAATAGTATTCGCTGCCGGCGGCGTTGCGTCCTATCACCTTGACCGGATGGTTCGGCGGCATCGCGCTATCGGGCCAGCCGGGCCATTGGCCGGGCTTGATGCCGTCGCGCAGTTCGTTGGCGTCGATATCGACGATCGGCTTTTCATCCTCGGCGATGCTCTGCGCATCGCCGAAAATGGCGCGGATCGCGCGGTTGCCGGTCTGTGTCTGCGCCTTCTTGGCCATGTCGATCCGCTGCAATGCTGGTGATGAAAAAGCCCGCCGACAGGTGCGCCGGCGGGCAAGGGCGCTTCCGAATGGGAGAGACGGTCAGCGCCTGGGAGAGAAACCGGCGGCGTCGAACGCGCCGGGCTGCGGCTGCATGGTGAGATCACCGGGCCAGGCGGGCGCGGGCTCGGCTGGCTGTTGCACCAACTGCTTGGCAACCTCACGCCGTACCGCGTCGCGTTGCTGCAGTGTGAAGGCAAAGACGCGCCAGGCGGCGCCGGTCAGCAAACCGGAGGTGGGCACAGCCTTGTAGCCCTTGAGCCGCAAATGGATGGAAATCGCCTCGGCCGGGGCGTCTGGGTTTTGCCTAACGAACTCGGCCGCGCAACTGGCGCGCTCATAGACTTCCTGGTCGCGGCCGTCAGGCAAGGGGCCGTCGTGATCGTCCATGATCATGAAAGCTCCCCAATAGTCGTCGGCGCTGAAGCAATGGCTACCTGCAAAGACAGCCGCCACAATATCGTCGGCCCAGGCGAGCCTGACGGCTGTCGTCACTTCTGCCGCCTGTTCCTCGGCCGGCTGTCCAGCCTGTCCCACAGTCGATACTGGATCCGTCTCCGAAGGCGGCTCGCCGCCGTCTCCCCCCAGGGGTTCGAGTTGCTGAGCATCCGCCGAACCATCGCCGGGGTCGGCGGGCGGCTGCGCGGGATCCAGAACAGCTGCACCAACGGGTCGATTTTCGTCTCCGCCTGTAGCGTCGGTCGCGGTTGGGGCAGCGATGTCAGCTCCAAGCTGCCCATGCTGATCGATGTCAGTTCGAAGCTGGCCATGTCGCACCCTGTTGTTCTTCCTGCCCATCACTCTTCTCCTTTAGCCAGGTCGTTGAAGTCGTCACCGACGTGGCTGGCTCCCACGACGATGCGCTTGCCGCTCTCCTCGAGCTGGGCGAGTGCCTTGTCGAACTGCTTCTGTGCCTGCGGGTTGCCGGTGTTGTTGTCGCGGGCAAACATCACCCACGACACGCACGGCAGGTTGACGGGGGCGTTGCCGACGCCGGCCAGGCTGCCGCCGGCCCAGACGCGGGCCTCGGGCAGCGACACGGCAAGCGACAGCGCGGTTTCGATGCCCTCGGCTATCACCAGCGGCGTGGCTTCGTCCGCTTGCCAGAACGGCTTGCCGCTCGGCCCCATCGAGATCTCGGCCACCGCACCCAGCGCCGCGCCGAACATCAGCTTGGCCGGCTTTACCGGCGCTTTCCTGGGTTTGAGCGGATCGAGAAAGGTGACGTGGCAACAGGTGATTTCGCCGTTCCATATCCGCAACGCGCTATGGACCGCCGGAAAGTTGGGGCCGGGTTCGCTCTTGAACGTGCGGCCGCCACCATTCGACCACTTCGCGCCCTCCCACCATTCAGTCGCCGCGGCAAAGCGGAGCGTCTCGGGGTTGAGGTTCACGACCTGGTCGAGGGGCACGTTGCGCCCGGTGAAATAGGCGCGCGCATGCGCCTCGGCCGGCGAGCTCGCGCCGATCGGCGCCGTCTTGTCGAAAAACAGCCTGTTGGCCGCCTGCAGCTTGCGGATCCGCGCCGCCGCGTCATCGCGCTCGCGCTTCTCTTTCCGCTGCGCCTCGACGCGGCGCATGTTGTCGCGGTCGGCGCGGGTCATGGTGCGCAGGCCGAGGAAATCGCGGGCCCACATCAGGGCGCCTGCCGTGTCGGTGCGGTTGAGATAGCCAACCAGCTTGATCACGTCGCCGGCCTCGCCGCAGCGCCAATCCTTCCAGGCGCCCACGACGCCGCCGCGCAAGCGGATTTTCAGCGCCGGCGCCCGGCCGGGCAGATAGTCACCCTCGATCGGGTTGAAGCTCACCCACTGGCCGCTTTCTTCCTTGCCGTCGGGCAACAGCCGCTGGCAGACCTCGCGCATGCGGTCCTGCAGCTGGCCTTTGATCAAGGGCAGGTCGCCGATCACAGCAGCGCCCCCTGTGCCTCGGCCCGCACCTCGGCCAGCGTCAGCGCCGGCGCCCGGTAGGGCTTGGCCTCCTGCAGCTTCATTGCCTGGTGCCCGGCCGGCAGGTCGACGCAGCCGCCGAAGCGCAGCCAGTCGTCAGGCCGCGTCAGCACCGGCCGGCTCTTCGGGATCCACATCAGGCGCGTGCCGGTTTCGATGTCGCGGTGCGCCGGATGCTTGAACCAGATGAACCAGGTGTAGGCGGTGGCAGTGGTGCCGTTCACCACCCAGCGGCCGCGATGCATCGGCACGCGCTCGGCATATTGGGCGATCCACTGCGGTGGCCGCCGCGAAAACAGCGTCTCCAGACGCTCTTCGCCTTCCAGGAACTGCACGCGCACCAGCATCGCCACGCCGCGCCGCGCCAGGCGCAGCGCCTTGTCGACGAATTCTATGGCCAGGTTGAAGGGCGGATTGGTGATGTACCAATCAACCGCGCCTTCACAGCCATGGTCGGGGTGCAGAAAGTCCTGCACTTCGCCGTAGCCGTAGGGGAAAATGTCGGCCGCCTGCACCTGGTCGAAATACTCGGCCAGCGCCAGCGCCATATGGCCTTCGCCACAGGCTGGATCTTGCGCCGTGCAGGAGAAAGGATCACGGCCAAACCAGATCTTCGGCAGCACATGTTCGCAAAGCGCCCGTGTCGCCCATGGCGGCGTCGGGAAGAAATCGAGACTGTCGGCCGGCTCCACCCGCCGCGCCATGACAGCCGTGGAGAGGGTGCGGGCGTTCATGCGCGCTGCTCACCGATCATGATGAGATTGACGCGCTTGCCCTTGTTGTAGAGTTCGGCGATTGCCTTTGTCAGCGCTGTTTCGGCCGACCCGCCAGACAACTTGCGGAATGCCTCGGCATGCGCCGTGAGCTTTGCCAGGCTTTGCGGCCGGATCGCCGCGACCAGCTCGGGGTCGGCGATTGTCTTGTCATTGGCGCGAATGATCCTTGCCAATGATGTGATGAGTGTGCCCCGGAGAGCCTTGGCGTCATCGGGCCAAGCCGCGCGAATGATCAGGAGCGCGCGCCTGGTCGACGCGTCGCCATAGCGCTTTAGGCAACGGTCTATGGCGCTGATCGAATTTGTCAGATTGGGCCTGTAATGGCCCTGTGCCGGTACGACGTCGCATCCGGCAGATTGCAGAACTTTCGAGACGGCGATGGCTGCATCGTCGCCGGCGGTCAGGCCAGCCCAATACTGTTCAACCGATGTCACCGCCATGCGATCGCGGTTGATGGCGAGGAAGCTGTCGGCCTCGCCCTTGGTGCTGTCATGCCGGACGACCACTGCTGGAACAGCATCGATGCGCGGATGCAAGCACGCAGCTTTCCAGCGGTGTTGACCTTCGACGACGGAAAACCTGCCATTCTCCTGGCGCGAGAGAACCAAGGCCCCGAATTTTGACCAGGAAAACCCACTCAGGATCTTGTCGACAAGCTGCGGCTTGATTTCGCGCTGATAGTTGCTGTCGACATCGATGAGATCGACGCTGATCCATTCCAACTCTGGCTTCTCGCCGATGTTTTCGTTGACCATGCTCATGCAGCCTCCCTTTCGGAGGCAACAGGCATCAGTCGGTAGCCTTGCCCCCATACCGTTTGGATGTTGACGCCGAGGGGCTGCAGCTTCTTGCGAAGCTTGCAGATCCACACGTCGATGATCTTGATTTCAGGATCGTCGTTTTCGGACCAATACACGTCCGCAAGCAGCTGTTCCTTGGTCCGGATCCGTGGCGAGGCGGCATGCAGGGCTGTGAAAATCGCGTGCTCCTGCCTCGTCAAAACCGCATATTCGCCGCGGCGAACGACGATGCCGGACGGGTCGACGATCAGGTCTGTGGTTTCAGGCAAAGGTTGTGAGCAGCAAGGGCAGCGATTTGCCATTCACACCATCCCCAGCGCGGCCATGTAGAGATCGAGGATGGCTTGCGCTTCCTGGCGCTCGGCGGTGTCCTGGCGGCGGATGGCGAGAATGGTTTTCATGGCCTTGACGTCAAAGCCGCAGCCCTTCGCCTCCGAAAACACGTCGGCGATATCGTCTGAAATCGTCTTGCGCTCTTCGTGCAGCCGCTCGACGCGCTCGATGAAAGCGCGCAACTGGCCGGCGGCCACCGTCTGGCTGGTTTCGGAGATCTCGTCCTGACTGCCGTGCTTGGTCATCTGAAATCCTCTTCCAGCTGGTTCAGCAGCTCATCGAGCTGCTGGTTGTTGCCGCCTTCGCGATCGCGCTCCCATTCCAACTCGGGGATGGCCCGTGAAACGGCCTGCTTCGTCACCCCGGCGGCGCGCGCCAGGTCGGAGATTTTGAAACCGAGAAGCTGGTTGGCGATGAAGTAGCCTACGCGGCGCACCTCGGCGGCGCGCTGCCATTCCGGATTGGCCGTCGCCCTGCGGCTGGGATCTGCGTCGAGCACGGCTTTGACGTCCGCTTGCATGTAGGCCGCAGCCACGACCATGCAGGCTTTGAAGGCAGCGTGTGGTGCGAGGCTATAGGCCTCGCCGCCGACGCCTCGCCGCAGACGATCCAGCGCGGTCTGCAGGCGGCCAAGTGTAGCCGCTTGCGGGGCGCATGTGCCTTTGCGCATGTAGTCGTAAGTGCGACGACCGACACCGGCGACGGCGCACAGCCTAGTCGCTGGAATGTTCATCGCCACTCTCTTGGCCTCGATCGCTGCAAAGTTCAGCGTCTCCATCAAACCCCTCGATTTTCTGCAGGGCCCCGGCGGCGTTCGAGACGCGAAACAACATCGCGGCCGTGGCGGAAAGCGTGCGGGCAAGGCCCGGCGTGGTCATCGCTCGCCGATCGCCGGCAAGCACCGCCTCGGCCAGGCGCACTGCGTCGGTCAGGCGAAAGGAAAGTTCGGGTTCGGCCAGGCTATTGCCGGCCACCATGCGGGCTACTGTCACCGTCTCGCGATCGTCGAGCAGGCCGACCAAGCGCCGCTGGTGCCCTTCGGGCCCGCCACCGGCAGCCAGATCGCCTACGTCGACGAAGACGATGAGCGACTTTGTCATGCCACGCGCAGCCGGTTCACGCGGAAGGGCTGGCCGCCGAAAAGCTTGGTGCTGGTGCGGTAGCAGTTGAGGGCATCGTGCGACACGCTGCACATCAGCGCTTCATGGCTGGCCGCCAGCTTCCAGCGCAGGGGCAGGACGTCATAATCTTCTGCCAGACCATGCTTGACCTGCTCGGCAACCTTCCGCCCCGCGATCTCGGCCGCGCGCTTGAACTCAGTTGGGCTTTCCATCGTCAGTCCCTTCGTTGATGAGCGCGCTAACCCGCTCCTTGATGAGCTGGTCGAGGGCAGTTTTCAGTTTCTTGAGGGTGCGTTCGGTCGCGCCGAGGCTCCCCGGCCTGTTTTTCAGGCGGGAATAGGTCTGCAGGTGCACGCCGGCGCGCTCGCAGAGTTCCTTCTGCTCTATTCGCGCGGCGTCTCGCCGAACATCGATGTCTGCAAAATCCAGCACGCGAATCACCTTGCCGTTGTCTCGCTTACCGTGATAAGCGAGAACGCTGATTATGCAAGGCGTATGAGTGTGCGTGTATTAGCGAGTTCACAGCCTATCGTGCGCTACATGAGCGAGCAGCACGACACTAAGGAATGGATCCGCGCGGTTGCGCGGCACCTCAACATTTCATTGTCGGACCTTGCCTTGCACTCGAAGCTCGCCGCTTCGACCGTCACTCGCTACATGAACGACAAGACCGGAAAGCTGACGATCACCGATCGTTCGCTTGAGGCCATCGCCTCCTATTCCGGTATCCCGAAGAACGTATTTCCCGGCCAGCGCCGGCTACCGGGCTTCGGAGACGGCGAGGCCGTTCCCTATGATGCCAACCAGGACGAGCGATTGCCCGAGTGGGTCCTGGCAGCGATCGAAGCCCAGCGTGGCGATCGCAACAGTCTGGAGCCCTGGTTGATGAAGAGCTGGGCGCTCGACCTGCTCGGTATCCTGCCTGGTGACGTGGTCATCGTCGACAAAAACCGCCGCCCCAAGGCCGGCGACGTGGTCGCTGTGCAGCTCACGGATCTTGCAACTGGCAAATCCGAAGCCGTGTTGCGGCGCTTCGATCCGCCCTTCGTTTTGACCCATTCCGCCAAGATGGCTCTTACCAAGCCTGAGCAGGTGGATGACGAGCGGGTTATTATCCTGGGCGTCGAGTGCGGCGTCATTCGGCCCCGCCACTAACCCAACTCACACTTTGACAGATTGCGTGCAACGCATTCATGCGGCTTGCTTGTCGAATTGCGCGCAACGGTATGCCCCCGCATGATTGACGTATTGCGCGCAACACATGCCGCTTGGGCTCTGACAAACTGCGCGCAATGTGTCAGGCCCTTCGTTGATTTCGCGCACACTGATTTGGCTCGTTATCAGCGTGCGCATATTTTGATCAGCGAGAGACTTGCATAGTAAGCGTTCTCGCTTATTGTGATCCGCAAATCGCAACGCGGGTCGCAAGATGCTCACCAACGAAACTGCAGGCATTGAAGAGGTTGCCGCCGCTCTCGGGCGTTCGGTCGGCTGGGTCATGCGCAACTGGCTGCGCCAGCATCAGCTCCACGGCTTCCCGCGCCGTATCCCCGGCACGTGGACGTTCCCGCGCCGGGCAGTCGAGTCGTGGCTGCGTTCCGGCGGGCAGGTGCCCCAGCCGATGCCCGCAAACCAGAACGAGGGAATTCTGCCCGACCTGGTCGCGGCAGCCAACGCCTCGCTTCGCAACCGCTATGGAGCAAAGCCTTGATCCTTCCAACAGATCTCACCGCGCGCCAGAAGCGTGCCCTTCGCCTCATCCATGACGTCAGGCTCTATCGCCGCCAGAGTGGCCACTACGGCCGCACGCCGGCCATGGTCACCAGCGACATGGTCAACCACCTGCGCGGCCTCGGCCTGGTGCGTATCGACTACACGGCCCGCCAGCCTCGGCCCGAACTCACCGGCGCCGGCCGCAACCTGCACACCATCATGGAAACCCGCGAGCAGATGCGGGGGCAGGCATGAGCGCCGGCAATCTGCAACGCCTCGTCGACCTGGTCGCCGACAAGCTCAAGGCGGCAGATCTGGCAGTCGGCAAGTTCGAGCACAACGACGCGCGGTCCGACTGGCACAAGCGCCACCGCGACGCGATGCAACGCATTGCCGACGAGCTGGCAGCTCAGGAAGGGGCGAAGTTCGGGCATCAGCCCGCGCATGACCATTCGGTGCGACTGGCCGGGATCCGCTCCAGCTCGACCTCCGGCCTGTCCGGGGCACTGCACAACTGGATGACCGTCGCCCGCAAGCGCATCGCCAAGGAGGCGTCATGATCCCGGCCGAACTCTGGTGGCTGATCTTCGCCGCCCACACCGCATTCAAGCTTGGCTATGTGTATTGGGCGCTGCGCCAATGAGCTGGACCCTGCTTGCAATGCTCTGCTTCGCCGGCGCGCTCACCTTCCTGGTCGGCATTGCCGTCGGCGTCGTCATCTACGCCCTGCCGCGCCCGCGGCTGTTTGGTTTCGAGGTTCGCTATGACGACTAAGGGCGCGAGCATTCGAGCGCATCGGGATCGCGAGACGTTCGATCCATCCAAGTACGGGCTGACCACCGAGCAGTGGGCGGCGCTATCTCGCAAGGAGCGAAACAAGTACCACGCGCGGGCGTGGAAGCGTGAAAATCGCGAGCGCGTCCGCGAACACTCGCGCCGATACAGGAATGCCAACCAGCGCAAAGAGGCTGAAAGGCTTCATCGATACTATCTGGCCAAGCGCGGAAAGATCATCGCTATCGAACCGCGCTATGCGGAAGCACGGCAACGCGAGCTGATGAAGATTGACATTTACGCCGTCGCCCGCCGCTCTCTGCCTGCTGGCCTGCCGGCATTCGTTCGTGACGACGTGATAACCGATGTCGTTCTTGCTCACCTTGAGGGCAAGCTTGCAATCGGTGACGTGCCCAAGAGAGCCGGCGAGTTCCTGAAATCCTACAACCGCTTGTTCGACCAGTGGAAGACAGTGTCACTGGACGCCACCATCCCAGGCACCGACGGCATAACCTATATGGACCGGGTTGCAGCAGCGCCGGCCAACGAAGGGGCATTCGCATGACATCGCGCCGGCGACCCTGACAAGGGCGCGTCGCCGGCATCCATCCCTTTCGAAGCCGCGCCCCCTCCAACGCGGCTTCACGACCAGGCCCGGCGGGATGAGTTTTCCCCGCTCGCGTACCCTCCGGGCCTGGAGCCTTTTGACAGCTGGCGGCTTTCGATTCACGGTAGCCGCCCCACATGGAGCCACCCATGCCGAAGAAATCACCGCATCCGCATGTCAGCTGGCGCGACGGCCGGCCGCGTTTCAAGCCGGGGCCCGAGCTGCGCGCCGACGGCTACAAGGACACCGACCTGCGCTGGCCGGATCCGGCGCCGGAAAAATGGCGCGCCATCGACCTCAAGCCGGGCGATCGCAACACTGGCCGCTGGTTCTCGAAGGGCGAGGCGGTCGACTGGTCGGAAGCCTTCGTAAAGCGGCTGGAGCAGGCCGCGAAGGCGCTGCCCGAAACCGCGCCCCAGCGCACCGCCACCGTCGCCGGCCGGCGATCGGCGGCCGTCTACAGCCTCGGCACGCTGTTCGAGGAATGGAAGCGCTCGCCAAAGTTCAATCTGCCCAAGGACGAGGCCGAGTATCGGCGTCTGCTCGCCGCCAAGGTCATCTATGCCCGCAAGTCGATCGTCGATTTCAAGCAGAAGCTCGGAATTGTCGAACGCCACGATCCCAGCCTTTGGGCCTCGCCGGTCGACGCGCTCGATCAGCCGATCATCTATGGCCTCTATGAAGAGCTGGTTTCAGCCTATGGCCTGTCGCAGGCGCGCGGCTCGATCGCCACGCTGTCGATCGCGCTCAGCTGGGGCCGCAAGCGCGGAAAGTTTTCCTTCGCCTCCAACCAGGGCGTCAACCCGGCCAAGGGGCTCGGCATGAAGACGCCGCCGCCGCGCGTGCGCTTCGGCCGCCGCGTTGAGATAGAAACGCTGATCGCCGCCGCCGACCATCTGAAATGGCCCGAAATGGGCGACATGGTCATGTTGGGCGTGTGGACAGGCCAGCGCCAGGCCGATCGCCTGCAGATGGTCGACAAGGGCCTGCTCAACAAGCGCCGCATCTTCCGCCAGGCAAAGACCGGCGCCATCGTCGCCGTGCTGCAGGCGCCCGAGCTCGAGCAGCGCATGGAGGCCAGCCAGAAGCGGCGCCAGGCCGCCGGCGTCGTCAATCCGCGCGTCATCCTGGACGAACAATTGTGGCAGCCATTCCCCGACGATGGCGACCGCTACCGCAAGCGTTATGCCGAGCTGCGCGAGATCGCCGCCAAGGGCATCATGGACGAGGCCGCAACCGAGAAGCTGCAAGCCAGATGGCGGGCAGAAGGCCGCAACAGCGAGCCGCCGGTGGTGTGGATCGTCAAGCCGTGCCCGTCGCTCCTGGGCGACCCCGACACCGGCCTGCAGGCGCTGCAGGAAGGCGACCTGCGCGACACGGCCGTCACCTGGATGGCGCTGTCGGGCGCCACCATCCCCGAAATCATTTCGATCACCGGCCATACGCCGGAAAGTGCCACGCGGATCCTCAAGCACTATCTCGCGCGGCATCCCGAAATGGCCGACTCGGCGATCAAGAAAATGGTCGACTGGTACGATGCCGACGGCGAAACGGAGTTCGGGCTGTGAAAGTTGACCCGTTTCCACGCATGGATCTGCGCCGCCGCCGTGCCGAGGCCTTGGCATATGCCGCGCTCCAAAAGCTCGATTACCTTCTGGAAAATGACGGCCGCTCGCGCGAGGCCGCCTTTTATGCGCTGCTTGAACTGTTCATGGATAAGGGGTGCGAAGTCGTCACCGATCTTGACAGGCAGCAGATTGGACTGCCGACGCGAAATCCCGAGGGCTGGACAGCGGATGAGGTCAGAGCGCTTGAAGCGCGCAGGCTTGAGGAGCTTTCGCGGCCTCTATACTTCTTGCTGCCCAACGGTGACACAGGAATTGTTTCCTCTGCCGATTGACCGGCAGCGCGATGAGAACATAATAGGAACATGGTCCTATATGTCCTCGCTGGTGGCAAAGCCTACTATGCCATTCGATTCTCCGATATCCCGCCCGAATACATCCTGGGCGGGCGCTGCTTCCTATGCCGGCGCACCGGCCCGATCGACAGGCTGCGGGTCGAAAAGCGCTGGGGCCTGGAGAACTCGCTGCGCTTCGTCGACCACAAGCTGCGCTGCCTCGGCTGCGGCAACTGGCAGGAAAACCGCTTCATGGTCTACGGCCGCCGGATCCACGAACAGGCACAACAGGGCGCCCTTGGCGCCAAGGTGGCGGGCGAGGCGTTGAAATCCGGTTAGTGATTGTATCGGTCTGCCTGCTTTCCACAGCACAAAACAGACAAATTACAGAAATGACTAATCCGCGTTGACGCAGCGGCAAGCTGCGGGTGACGTTCTCGACCAGGCCGCAAGCAAAGACGGCCGCCATTGGGACAAGTCACACCATGAGGTATTGGGAAAATGCATCGCATCGAGCCCATTGCGGGCCGGATAGACCAGCAGCTTGCCGAGGTCGACCACCTGATCAACGCGTTGATCTTCATCAGTGAGAACGTCGAGGAGCACCAGCACGAACTGTTGCGGCACACCGCCGTGACGATCGGCTACTGCCTGCACGACAAGATCTCGGAGGCGGGAAAGGACGTCATCCGACTGTATCAAATTGGCGACCAGAACGCCTAA